TTGAGAACCTTGATAGACCCCAGCAGGCTTTTGCCATCCCACCAAAGCCTATTGACCATGTGAGAGGCATTCTTCAAATTAATCACGCTTTCGTCGGGATGGTCACACTCTCCGATGGCGCGGCCCTCTTCCACGAGCTTCATATAATTTTTAACTTCTCGTGTTAACACATTGTGAGGATAAACTCGTCCATTGCCGTTAACGGCGTCTGATTCTTGTAGTTTGGCGGGGAAAATGAGCGCCCCCCCACTAACTTGTTTCTTTTCCGCCTCTGTCAAGAGGTCTTGGCAGCCCCGGTCATCGCATTTTAATTGATAAAACTCTCGTAAAAGTGTTTTTGACATCTATTTTTCCTCTTCCGCGGGCATTACCCGCGTGGTACTGGAGCCGCCACAACAATGGGCAACTGGCCGTAACATCCATCTTTTCTTAACCATGATTACATTCTCCTTCGTTTTTGTGGGTTATTTTCAACCCGAAATCATTAACCAGAACACTCATTAAATAAGTAGTTCCAGATCCTAAACACCCTAAAATAAGCGCATTGGCTACGCTATACTCAAAAGTAAATAGTTCTGTGTGTCCATTAATTCCAAACAAAAATACGCCCGACCAAAAACCCATGCACATGGGGCAGTGGAATAGTTTTCCAAACCCATGGAGCCAAGCTTTTGAGGGGCGTATTTTATTGAATATCGAACCGAAAACTAAAATTTGAGTTAAGCCGTACGCAGCTAGGACAAAATATATTAATTCCATTTATACCTCTTACTCTTCGTACATTCCATACAAACCATATGCAGTATTGATACCAGCGTATTGGGTCATGGTACCTTTGCGTTTCTTGTGTGACACTTGACCAAGTTCTGTGGAATCTACGGCATCTGGCTCTAGTAATTCGTCATCAAATTTTCTTTCATAGTCTTTCACCGCATTGTAGTGAGGCCTTTCTTCTAAAAGGAAATTAACTACTGAGTAAAAAGTCATTTGTATGGGGTCAACCTTGTGGGGCTCTATGCTTTCTAAAATTATTGCCTCCAGAGAACCGTATACATTCCCACCGTGGATGGATCCGGGGTCTACCACCCCATTCTTGCTAAGGTGATCAAAAAGTCGCGACTGCGTGGCGTAGACATGATCGCTGTATTGATTTTTGGAGAGCGCTAAAACTTTTTTCTTTTTTGGCGCCAAGACTATATCAATCTCGGGGTGATCCAAAATTAATATGTTCCCGTCTAGGGTCTTGCGCGCCTTGAGCTTTATTCTAGCGTCTATCGGATTTTCAACTTTTACTTTAATGGTCATTAGGCTTCAATCTCTCTAGCTAAGGCTTGTATTTTTAAAATTTGCTGTAGAAATTCTTGATCTATTGGCTTTTGATTTGAGTTTTCTAAAAGCTTTTTAATTTCTTTCATCTTGGTGGCCATATTTGTGTCTGCCTTAAGTTCCTCTAGTTCAAAAGAATCATTAATTTTCTTTTTTAAGTCTCCGATCTCTTCATTCAAGTAGACTTTAAAATCAGTGCCGTTGTCTAGGAAAGAAAGGATAAATTTATTAAGTAAAGATTTTTGTTCTTCTAGAAGATCGCCCCCGTACTTTTTATTAAATTTTTCAATAAAATTATTTACCACGAGGCCAGATAAATTTGTATTTTTCTTTTTTGTGGATGCTTTTTCTCGGGTAAGTTTTTGTAAGACGCCCTCTTCTAAGATGACGCGTCTTTTTGTGCTTGTGTCTTCACCAAATATTTGGGAGAGGGTTGCGATGTCTCTGTAGTTGGGAACAAAGTTGGCAAACACCCCCTTTGAAAGTTCTTTATTAATTTTTTTGATTAGTATACTCTGCTCTTGGAAAATCTTCCTGTCGTCTAGCTTTTTATATTCTTTTTTAGACTCTTGGATCAGCTTTTCGGCAGTGTGGGGCAAGAGGTTTTCAGTTTCTAACAAGCTTTTAAATAATTGTAACTCTTTACCAATTTCAGTTTCTCCTGTAAAGCCTTCTTTTAGAATAGATATGACTTTAGCACGACCCGCAGCATCTTTGCTGATGGTCTGTTTAACGACTTCCCTCACCAGCACTTCATAGAGAAGGGCGGTGTTTCTTTTTTTATTGTGTTTCGGCTTTGACATCATCTTTCTGTTCCAATTCTTTTATTAAATCTTTTATACTCTGATTTGCTTCGAAAAGCTTACGTTCTTCATCATTATAATTAGTTTCTTTATCTTCAGAAATACCTTTTCCAAACCCGAGAAGTTCGGATGCGCCTGCAGGCAGCGAACGTAACTGTCGCGCGGGAAGACGTGCGACCTCATGAGAGCCCTGGGCCCTGTAGTGTCGCTTGCGTGGGCCGCTATGCCGACGACCGTCTGCGGTGACGCGTTTGTACGCTTTCCCTTTAGAGCCCGGGGTAGTGTAAGAACCATCGCCATGAACTGTAACTTGCATCCAGCCCTTGTCATCCCGCTTGCCCGGTGCGGCCAACAAAGACGTTTCTGCTTCGGGGCCTGCTGTGGTCTCTGGTGGCGCGCCGGCGGTGGGTTCTTCGCCCGGAGGAGGCATCTCGCCCTCCGGGGGCGTCTCCATGCCTGGGCCCATCTCTTCTCCGCCCATGCCTCCGAGGGCTCCCATGCCGCCCATGCCGCCGCCCATGCCGCCGCCTGCGCCGGCTGCGGCAGCTGCTTCACCTTGAGCGAGAGCCTGTGTAAAGTTCATATCGTAAAAGAGTTCCCGTTGATTGCGTAAAAATTCTTCTTCGGATAGATCGAATAGATTTCTTGCAATCCAGCGCTTGCTGAACATCCCCTCGACTGCTTGCGCAGCAACTGTAAATTTGGTGTTCCACTGTTCAAGCTCTTGCATCTCCGCAATTTTAGAAGGGTTGTGAAGTTTAAGATTGAATGAGAGTAAGTCGTCGCCCCTGTAGCCAAGAGTGTATAAGTGAATGATCGCTATTTTTTCCAATTCAGTGATAACAGATCTTTGAAGGCGCATGACTGTTCGTGCAAAGCGAATATCTTTTTGTGCTAGCGTAGCTTTATCTTCGTCACTTCCTTCTGCGCGCGACAAGTAAGAAGCGGGAATTTTTAATGCTGAAAACAGCTTATCTCTTAAGTATTTAACATCGTCGATATCGCCGGTATAGGTTCCTCCGGGGAGGCTGGCGATTTCGGTACCGACTCCGCCGCGAATGGGAATGAAGTAGTCCTCTTCAATGCTTAAGGGGTTATATCGTAGGTCTACGCGCCCTGTTTCGGGGTCCACCACTTGGTTTCTTTTCATGGAGGTTATAATGCGTTGCATATATTGCTCAACATCTTGAGGGGGAATGTTACCTACATCGACTTTGAAGATTCTTCGTTCGGGGGCCCGCACAATGCGATATGCCATCATTGCGTCCTCCAGCAGGACCAGTTGGCGCCAAATTCTGCGCGCGCCGTCCAAGACAGAGGTGCCATAGGGGGCAAATTTATCATTTCCTAAAATTCGGAACTGGGCGACCTGCCAATTTTCAAATGTCACGCCCCCAGAGTTCCATTGAAACTGTACGTAGTTTGGATTAGTTTTGTCTAGCCCCTCTAGTCGTTCAACTTCTTGGCTTGGGAGGCCGATAACTTGTTTAATTCCTAATTCTGCATCAATATCAAGATACAAATAAAAGTCACCATATTTACACATGGTCCGGCACCAGCCAAACATATTAAATCCAATATTTAAAACGTTATAAAAGAGGGTATCTAATATGCCTCTTATCTCTTCATCGTGAGAATCGATTAAAAGTACTTTTTTAATACTAGTGTGGGTTGTCATCTCATCGGCATAGATGTCAAGGGCCGATGAGATTTCAGGGGTGTACTCCATCTGATCAAAATCTGAGTAGCGCTGGAGGCGCCCCTGCGTTCCCATCATATAAGATGAGTGGTTGTCGAAGGGGTTATAACCCACTCTTTCAAACTTTTGACCACCAACATCTTTAAATGTTTTAGCGTATTTATCTAGGCGCCGTCGACGTAGCTGTCGAGTGTTCTGTGAGCGATAATTAATGAGAGGCCCAGAAAATAACTTGGTTAGCCTTTTGTAAAGGGGAGAATCTGCGTTGCGGGGATTTTTTGTGTTTTTAGTGGGGGCTGCCATTTAATTTATCCTTTCAATAGCCAAAGAAATTCGTTCATCACTCTTTTTTCATCAACCATTTTTTCAAATAATTCTGTTGCCTTGGGTTTTTGCATCCCAGGTATTCTAGAATCCAGATGAGTCTTGTTTGCTATTATACAATTTAAAAATGCTTTTTTATACTCCAAATCTCGCTCATTCTCAATTAATGCCGTGTCTCTTACCCAACATCCAATCGCGCAAGCCATGATTAAGTCATCATTATAGCTACGCTGTGCTTGGGGCCTTCCGTTTTTCCAAATAAAAGTATCCAACTCATTAATTAATCTCTTAGAATAAATAGTTAACATTTTATTTCTTATAAATTCTTCAAACTTAGCAATTATAAGCGGGCGCGTTTTAAGAGAGGTTGTAAAGCCTGCAATTGCGCTCGAAGTTGTTTCGGCCTGGTATTGGTCAATGTATTCGTGCGATGATTTAATCGAATGATATACGTTGGGGTATGCTTTGTCGGCCAACTTATCTAGCACTGCAAAGCCCACGCTGTTGTTCTCCACAACAACCATGGCGTTCCCATATTCTTGGCCGGCATTGTAAACAATTTCAGAAAATAAATCAAGCGTTACCTTTCCTTGGTATTCTGCTATGATCTCCATGGTTTCAAGTTTAAAGATGTGGAAAACAGAGAAGTCGGCACCGTCGCCGCGTGAAACATCAGACACCAAGAGGTAGGTGTTTTCTTGATTAAATTCTTCCCATATCCAATAATTCCTGTCGATGCCTGTCCTATATTTTGGCTCTTGAATTCTCTTTTTCAACCATTGGATGTCGTCTGGGTCGATAACAGTCTCACCTGATGTATTAAAGTTACACTCATACTCTTGTGCAATTTGTCTTTTGCTCATGTTCTTGGTCTCGGTCTCGAACCATTCGCGATCCCTATCGGGGTGTACGTCCCACATTAAATGGACAGGAAAGAATTCATTTTGCCCGCTTTCGGATTTGATATAAGTTTCATGGAACCAATCGCCGACACCATTCGGGGTGGACAACGCAATGCAGCGCCCACCGGTGGAGATCGTGGGATAAAGTGCTGTCCACAAGTCGCTTAAGTTTTCAACGTGTGCGGCCTCATCAATAACCAACAACGACAACGATTCCGAACGACCCGCGTCGGCAGAAGTAGATGAGGCCTTGACTTGAGACCCATTGCTTAGTTCAAATGAGTTCTTATTGTCAACATCGATACTAGCAATTTTTAACCAAGATGGTAAATGTTTAATGATTCCTTTAACTTTTCGAACTAAATTTGCTGCTGTAGTTAGTTTGGTCGCGACCACAAGAACGTTTTTGTCCCTGTGAAAGAGCATCAGCCATGCGATATAACCGGCTACAATTGTAGAAATACCAAGCTGGCGGGCCTTCAAAACAATCGTAAAGCGATGGTCATCGAAATTTTCTAGTAAATTGTCTTGGTAATCATATGTCTTGAATGGGATGAGGCCATGGCCTGGGTGGGGGATCTTAGCATAGTTATTATTAAAATATTGGGAGTCTTTGCCGCACTTCAAGACCTCTTTTAAAATCTCTTTTTTTGTTAGTTTGTAGCTCATTATGCGTTGGCATTGTTGGTTTTCTTGGCGCCTTTGGGCGCTTTAGCGTTGCTGGGCTTTTTTGCACCAGGGTATTTGTCTTTGCCTATTGCTAAAAACTTCTCAACTGCACTGCGTAATTTTTCATCTGATGTGCTGAGATTATTTTCTTCGCTGTCTTGAACGTCCTTGAGTCCGCCGATTGTATAAATCTTCTTGGCCTCGGCCCAGGTACGAATGCGCGACATATTTTGAACCAAAATCTCAGCGTCGCCATCGGGGGTGAGAGTGATGGCATTCCCAGTAATTGCTTTATATTCTTTTTTCAAAAATTTTATGATGCCCTTATAGGTGCGCTCGATCTCTTCATCGAGTTTAGAATTGTGAAAATCTTTCATCGTCAATTCGCTCTGGTAAGTGACAATGAGCTTGGGGCCGGCCACACGCACCTTGAACCCATCCATCACTCGGGAATCTTTGATGGGACANCCCTCTTCCCGCTTGAGGCCAATTTCTTTAGCATANCCAGTCTCCACAAAGCGCTCGTCATGCGAACCATCGTAAGCATTTGCTGCTGCTTGGTTGAGCCCTTTGATAATATCATATACGGATACAGTTTTTGCCATTTATACTAGCCCCCCTGTCTCTGGTGGCGCTTCGGCTGTTTGTGTTCCTTCGTCTTCGGCCTCTGGGGCGTACCCTGCTGTTGTGAGTTCTTGCCGCAGCTGCTCGACTGTGAAAGTGCGCATCTTTGTTATAAGATCGTTCACAAACGTTAACATGAGGTGAGCGCCCTTTTTCTCTTGGTCTCCTGTTAGGTTGGCGACCGTTACGGTTTCGGGCTTATCGTCTTGGTGGGCCGCCTGCTGTTGCGCGGAGTCAGCGGATTGCTTTTGCGCCGTTCTTAAGGGTGCTGGGTTTGTTATCGGCTCAACGCCCGGCGTCCCAAGATCTTCATGCAAAAAATATCGTGGATCTCTGCGCTTTTTATTCTTTCTTATTATTCTTCGTCTCATGGTTTGGTCTCCAGCCTTTTAGCCATCTATCTTCATTGAGTTGAACGTGCTGAATGTAACAGTCGAAGCAACATTCGAACTTGTTCATGTAAAGATCGTCTTTTATCTCAAAAGAGAACACCCCACAAACAGGACATTTTCTTTTATTCTCCTTAGTAATTAGATTCTTCGGAAGGAAAAAGCCGTCTTTCTCAACTTTCTCTTTTTGTTCTTTTTTTTTGCACTCTTCTTTATAAAATTCTTTGAGTTGTTCTAGGTACTCTTCCTCTTTCTCGTCGGTCCATAATGATTTGGGATTGGTGATGGCTTCCTTGCCAAATTTTTTAGCCATGGCTCTTTCGATCTCCGCTATTTTATTAAGAGTTTTTTGTTTCATTGGTATTATTACAATATTATATAGGAATCCGAGGGATTAAAATACATTAAGATCTTAGTAGTACCAGCACAAGTTCCATCGGCGCTTTTGTCGACGCAATCAATACAATGGCCTATAACTCTTCTCACGTTCCCAAGACTGCTTACGGAAGCGGTCGTCATCGTAATAAAACCGCCTCCTTTAGAATTACCGGGTGCACCGAAGACGGGGGCGCCTGGGTGGTAGGGTCCCGGGCTGCCAAATATATATGCAGTCACAATGCCTCCCAACAGCATCCCCACCTCGTCGGCGCGCCCTTCGCGTTCTCCCGGGGTACCTAATGCATACCCTAGTAAATGTGGTTTACCCTGGCCGTGGCCAAGCCCTGTGTTGCCCGCTGGCCAGCCGGCTGCGCTGGGCCCATTGATACCAGCCGGTATGTATTGATCGGTCTGGCCATAATTAACTTCTTTTATGCCAGCCAAGTCGGCCGTTTCGTGTGTGGCTTTATGCCACGTGGTGCCGGAAAGATAATAAAGGTACCCTCCTTGTACTTTTCCGTCATATGTGTCGACCCCAGTTGAATCAACCGAGCCTGTGCCATATTTTAAAATAACGCCATCTGCATTTTTTGAAGGGGGGTGGTCAAAGCCAAGTGTTACGGTGGCATTTTTTACAATTGTGAAATCATAAATTTGTTTGGCTGAAAATTGCTTTCCTAATTTTTTTGTGACCACTACTTGACTTCCTCCACGGCGTAAACAACCGCAATTGTTAATGCAATGCCAGCGATAACTCCACCAACTGCCCACCAAGTAGAATAATCATGTGAGTTTTCCAGAGCAACCTTGCTTAACCTCTCGATTTCATTATTTTTAATATCAATGATTGCTGTGTACTTTTTGTCCATTGTGTCCAGGCTGAGGTTTGCGTTGTCTAGCAGTAGTTGCATTCGGAGGTGTTCTTTCTGAACCTCGAAGTTAATTCTCATGATGCACTCTTGCGCCGAGAAATCTTTGTCAGCAAAAATTTTAGCTGCAGCTGCGGTATTTAAAAGTACGCCGTTGTAAGGCGCTTCTTCACCTTTTTTAATGCCCGTAACTTTGGGAGTCTCATCTGGGGTGGGGGTGTCTGCGAATAAAGTTGCTGGGGAGGCCAGCATAGCGATTAGTATCGGTATTATTAATTTCATTCGTCCTCTGTATATTCAAAACCAAACCTCTTGCCAATCATTTTAGCTAAGGTATCAGGATCATTATAATATTTTTCAACGATTTCTTTAACAGATTTTTTCTTTTTCTCGTCAAGTTCTTTGTTGTTTTTGGCAAATTCTTCTTCAAGATTGGAAACTGTTTTATTATATTTTTCTAGGATCTCGTCTCTTTTCTTAAGCTCTTCTGCGTGGGCACGATTGATCTCGTCGATTTGCGCTTTGTAACTAGCTTCACGAATCTTTAAAATCTGTTCGGCAACGTTTTTTCTGCGTAGGATAAGCCACGTGAAGAGAACTGCGGCCACAACAAATGGAGCTTTCCAATGGTGCTTCAGCCATGTCCAGCATTTTTTTAAATATTTTTTAATAATTAATAATTTCATTTTACCAGTCTTCTATTTCTTCTTCCTCTTCATCATATTCTTCTTCGCCCTGGGCGTGGACGAGGGCGCCAATGCGCTCATAGATTTCTTCTCTGTCGGGGCTCAACGACCCCAGCGCTTCTTTGGCGTTTTCGAGGGTGGCGCGCAGTGCAAGCATGTCGCGCTCAATGAACTCATCCCATTCGCGCCTTTCTTCTTCGTCTGGAGTGTCCCAATCATGTTCTTCGTAAAGGGGTGAAGGAGCACTCTCTAGGCCGAAATCCAAAGAATGCTCTTTCGCTACTTCTATAATGAGTTCTTTTAATGCTGATTTTGTATATTTCATGATGTTGGTCCATGCCTCCATCTGGTTGCAATATCAGCTAAGCCTTCTAAACCGATATAAGCTAGTGAAATCGCTACCCAATCTGACGATTCCAAAGGTACGACGTCCAGGAACATAAAGCTCGTGGCCGTCAACCAAACCATCAGCTTGCGCGATAATAGTTTATTTAAAGTTTTATCTAATGCTTGTCTCATAAAAGAACTCCTTTTAATTTATTGTTATTTCTTGTTAAACAAGGCAACTAAGACCCACAATGCAACAAGACCAACAAGGCCTTCACTACCTAACGATTTGGTAACGCCAACTACGTTTCCTACTACATCGCCTGGTAAAAATGCAACATTTGATCCAAAGAGCACTTGCAAAACAACGCCCAATGCCAAAACTGACAGGGCCATACCTGTTAACTCCTTAAGCACTGCGCCAGCCTTTTGTAAATATTCCATAAATTTTATTCCTCCTAATTTATACCGCTCGTGCGGCTACTTTAATTAGTGTCACATAGTAGAAACAACCCCTTTAAGCAGAGCTTGTTTGGATTATGGTAGAGGGATCGCCTCCTTTGCTAACCCCATATGCACCTAGTCTGCCCCGCAACGTTGCGGGCCCTTTTGGGCCCAAAGAGAACGGAACTTGTTCTGTTGCCTGGTCGAGAGGGCCACTATAATCACCGCCGCCTTCGACAGCAAAGCACCCCATTGAATAACCACTCGGAGTTAGCTCCGGGCCGAATTTATATTGTGCCGCGGCGTTGGCATATAAGTTAATTGTAAAAGCGCCATCAAAATTAGATTGTGGAGGCGTCGAATAAGAAGACCAGTTTTTGCTATCTTGGTTCCGCAGGGATCCGCTAATATCTCTAGTGGTGCTGTCAAACGCTGTGCCTGCGGCGGCCGCGGGGGATGAAGACTGAAGTTTGTAATTTGCAGCCACAGCACTTGAGGTGCCAATTGCTGTCGCGTCGACGAACAGAGGATCGCCCTCTTTATCGCCGGTGTCGTCGGCGCCTTCTGTTGTGCCATCATGCTCCATGAAGGGGGCGCCGTTGACATGTACCAAGTTATATTCATGATTATCAGAGCCAATTCCGCACGCTGCATTTGCCGAAGACGCAGAAACAATACAATTACGAACCTTAGTGGCTTGTATTTGGGTGCTCGTCGTTGTGGCATTTCTATTAATAAATGTAGAAAAACTACATGTGACATTGGCGCCCCCATAGTCGCGCACAAGATAGCCATCATGAGACGAAGTAATCAAGCTGTTTTTTATCTCAAGGTACCCATCAGAGGGGGAGGTGTCCACAGTTATGATGCCATTAGATTGAGCGTTCGAAGGAAAATATAGCACACTGTCGAGAATCCGGTTTGGGGTCGCACGCCGACCCTCTAAGTGGGTGTATGCGTACCTACAATTACTATCAATAAAACTATGAACAAAGCACCCCGACAAAGTAAAGGGGTAGGCACCGATGGCGAGATAAGATGTATAAGAGTGTATTTCTAATCCCTGAAAGACTGTTCCTGTCACGTCGCTTAAATTAAAGGCGCGCACCGGGGCACTTCCTGCGGTACCGACACCATGCAGCTTTGGTTTTCCTAAAGCGCTTGCTGTGTGAATGATGGTAGTGCCGTGCTTTGTGATGCCGAGATCCCCTTCATTGTAGATACCTTCATCAGTAATTTCAATATTAATAAGTACGCCGGCCGAATAGGCAGCGGAGGCCGTAGCAAGTGCGGCGCCGATTGTCTTGGTTGGTGTTGCTTGATTCGTGGAATCGGCTGTGTTATCTGCCCCAATAGTGCCATTTACATAGTATGTTGCCATACTAATAATTAGTCTTTAGGTTCAATTTGTGGCTTAGTATACCCATCTTTATACCAGCCATCGCCCTTTAAAGCAAAGCTGGTAGCGGATATAATTCTAATGGTGGGATCTCCGCATTCTTCACATTTTGGGTGAGGATCAGTATACTTTTGAATTATTTCGAAAACATGTTCACATTCGGTACATTTAAAATCATAGAGTGGCATTTTAAGTCTCCATTACGTGAGCGTATTGTCCTTCTT